ACACGAAGAATCAGCTTGGTAATTTCCAAAAACGGATACATGGTGGCGTTTTGGAAGCTATTTGTTTTTGGACCATCGTCGCCATAGACTGCTGTGGTTAGTCGGTTATAGAGAACGCCCATTGCAAAAACTTGTTCTGTAGCAAAAGCCATAAGAAAGTCTCCTATCCGCATGACGTTTAGTGTCGTTTCTTTGGTTATATAATGCGACATTTTATGTCATATGTCAAGGAGGTTTTGAAGATTATTTGAGTTGCTCCCTCCTCCATGTTTCGCTAAACTGAACTTTAGCGAAGTTGTGTATATATGGATTTTGTTTAGGACTTCGCTTCCACCCTATCGGATTGATTATTGTTGTATTGGCGGCATGACGGGTGTATACTTTTTGGTGTATAGTCCCATGGTGCGCATGACTAGCTTGCCGACTGACATGAACGGTTTATGAATTGATAGATGATACATGCGACAAGATTGAATCCGGCCGGCGCTGACTGCTGCAGCTATTACGAGTTTGTTTTACGCCGAAAACTGCAAAAAATCAAACCCTCTCCCATGCTGCCGATTGATGGGCAGAGCATTTAGGGTTGAACTACGAGTTTCTTTTACGGTGAAAAAGCGCAAAAAATACCGATTGTAATAAAGTCAGGACGGTATGGACGGGCGGCGCATGGCAGAACTTGAAGTTGATTTATGACCACCCATAGCCAGAATTACGAGTTTGTTTGACCAATAGATTGAAAAAATATGCTTCGGACGGCCAGATATGGATGGTTGATGCAGCGGAATGAACTACGAGTTTTTTTGATTTGAAAAGGCGTAAAAAATCAGGGGCGGGACCACTCCCCTACCCTATCCGTTTGGCTTAAAACTACGAGTTTGTTTGACGAAAAGCGCAGGAAACAAAAAATTTAACGTGAATTACGAGATTGTTTGATGCGAACTGCGAGATTTTTTGACGGCAATTACGAGGTTGTTTGATAGCGAAAAGCAGGATTTTGTGTAAAAGAAACTCGTAGCAGGAATAAAAGAAACTCGTAGCCAGTATAAAAGAAACTCGTATGTAGAATAAAAGAACCTCGTAGCTTGTGTAAAAGAAACTCGCAATATACCTTATATAATATAAATATAAAATATAAATAATAAATAATAATAAGCGCAAAAAAATTTTACTACGAGTTTTGTTTTGAAGAAAAGCGCAAAAAAATCAGGCTTGACGAGCGGATAAAAATAGGGTAAGATAAAGATATAATGCGTTAGGTATACCCACCTGTGCGATGCGATACATACACTGTGATTTGGAGGTTGAGCTTGACATGGCGGACAGGCTATGCGGGCGAACAGAATGATGAAAGACCAAAAAGTAAACCGTGCAGGCACAGGAACGGTGATTACCGGAGAGGTGATGACGGACGAAGAGGTTAAGGCGAAAAAGGAGCAGGAAAAGAAGACCGGCTCCCCTTTTGCCGTTGGCTCTTACATCACCAAGAGCAATGACCTGATCCAGAAGACCAAGTATTCCCTGCCGCGCAACGAGCAGAAAATTTTGTTCATGCTGCTTTCCAAAATTGACCAGAAAAATGACACGGATGCTTCGAAGTATTACACGATTACGTTCAGCGACTTTTCAAAGCTGACGGGTGTGAATGCGGAAAAGCCGGCCTATGTGGCATATTTGCAGCACACGATTGAAAATTTGGAGAACCGGACATTTTGGGTGCCGATTGCCCCGACTAAGTACAAGAGCATGAGCTGGGTACGCAAAGGTTCGATTATTGATACTGAGGGCAAAACCATCAGTATGCGGTTCAATGAGGACATCTGGAAAGACATCGCCCAACTGACAAGCAACTACACATCCTATAGCATTGAATACCTGTTGATGATGCAGAGCACTTATTCCATGCGGGTATATGAAATTATCTTATCTTATGATAACGGCAACCGGGACTACGAATACGCCAATGGACTGGTGTTTGAGCCGGTGACGGACGAGGTGCTGGGGATGTTCCCCGCCAAGCGGAACCAGCTGCGTGGATACAAGTACAAAAAGTTTGGTATTGATGATTTCAAAAACCTGCTGTCTGTACCGACCAAAGAAGAGCGCGGTATGAACCGCAAAAAGTCCGATGTGGATAACAAGTATGACCGCGAAAAACCGTTGACAGAAAAGTACCCGAATTTTTCAGACTTTGAACGCAATGTTTTGAAACTGGTGAAAAATGAAATCAACGAGATGACAGACCTGTGGTTTGACTATGAGCCGGTACGAACCAAAGGCGTGCGGAAATACACCCATCTGTATATCTTTATCAAGTACAAATCACGCAAAGAGATGGAGAAGGTACGGGCGTTTTTGAGCGCGAACCAGCGCAGCGACCAGGAGGTGGCACGCAAACAAAAGGCGAAGAAACAAGCTGTGTTGGCGGCTGAAACCGGAGAGGTCTCTCCCCTGCCACAGGCTGTGATGAAAATGACGTTCCGCAAGGCGCGGGGCGAGATAGAAGACCGGGCTGGATATGCGAGCTACAAGAAGGAGCTGACCGTAGAAGAGCGGAATGTTTTGGCGAATGTGTTTACTTATGCGGCCAAGATATTGACCAACCAGAACAAACAGGACCAGGCTGAAGAAACACTGGAAGCGCTGAACGGAATCATCCAGAATAACCACGGGCTGAAAAGCTGGGCGTTGGGTGAATTGGAGAAGTTTAGCGTGATGCTGAGACAGGATGTGGAAAAGAAATCTGCCCAGTATTACCGCACGGTGGTGTACAGCGACATTGTAGAAAATTCCGCTACGATCATTGAAGGCGGAAAACGGCGGATGGGACAGGACGGCAAAGAGCCGATGTTCCGGCTGGATGAAACAACATTTGAAGAATAACCAGGGGGAGCTGCTGATGAGGTGGCTCCCCTATTTTGACTTTATTACAGCAACAAAGACTTTTGAGTTTAACAGATGCCCTACCCCGTTGACATTGCCACGAAGTGTGATATAATCAAATTAAACAGCAACAAGAACTTTTGAGCTTGACAAGTGAGGGTTAGCTATGGCAGCAAAAATTATTACGATCGCAATTGAAAAAGGCGGCTCTGGTAAGACGGTTACGGCTTCTAACCTTGCTTACTTAATGGGAGATGAAGGGAAAAAGGTTTTGTGCGTAGACACCGACCCGCAGGGCAATCTGACCTTTGCATTGAGCAGCGGCAATACGATTACAAGCAATGCTTATTCCCGCAAAGCGCTGTACGATATGTTTGACGGATTTAAGTACACCTCCACGAAAGAGTATATTGTGGAGACAGAGTATGAGAATGTTGATATGATCCCGGCAAGCAGCCAGACACCGCGGATCAATAAGAGGCTGCCGGACCTGTTGGCTGATGCGCAGCAGTATGATGTGGGCGACCCAAGACGGTTGGAATCTACGGCCGACTTTTTGCTATATTTTTTGAACCAGGTGCGGGAGGACTATGATTATATCATTGTGGATACCCAGCCGACCCGTGACAGTATGATCCTTTCAAACGCATTGGTGGCAGCGGATTATGTATTGATCCCGATGATGTGCGATTCGTTTTCTGAGGATTCGGCATTTAGAACTTATTCCATCTGCAATGAGCTGCGCAAGAACCCAAAGACGAACCTGAAAGGAATCGGCGTGATTTTGACCATGGTGGACAAGGGCGCGGCCACGAGAGAGACGCGGGAAGAATGCCAGAGAGTGCTTGGCCCTACCCTGTTCAAGACTGAGGTACCCAGCGCTTTGGCCGTGAAGACATCGGTGAGAAGATGTGTGCCGGTATGTTATTCTGCCAAAACACAACCGATTGGCAAGAGCTATGTGGCAGCTTATAAAGAGCTGAAACAGCGGCTTGAAAAACTGGACAAGGAGGAAAAGTGAGATGGGTTTGAAATCAAAGCCGAAGAAAGGCAATGAAAAGAAACTGAACATCCCCACCAGCAGTGCGGCAAAAGAAGTGAACGATAACGATGCCGGCCGTGCCCTGGTTGGAAAGATTGTTGGCAATAAGACCATTGAATTTGAAAATAAAGATATCAGCCTGGCAGACATCCGGCTGAACCCGGACAACGAGATTTTCCGCCAGAATGACAATGGAGAAGATATTGAAATATTAGCCGAAGACATTAAGCGCAATGGCCTGCTGCACAATCTGGTCGTGTTCCCGGAGCAGGAAGATGGTAAGACGGTGTATGTTTTGCTTTCTGGCGAGCGGAGATACCGAGCATTGATGCTGTTGCAGGAACAGGACGCGACATGGAATGCGGCCAAGAACTGTAATGTAGTTACCACTCCCCTATCCCCCAATGAAAAAAAAGTTATTCTGTACAGCGCCAACCTGCAGGTGCGTGGTGGTTTTGGAGATGAAATGATCCGGCGCAAAGCAGCAGCTGAATTTATTGAGTGTTTACAAGAAGAACCATACAGCATGAACCAGGCCGATGCCAGGAAAGCCTTGAAAGAAATCAGTGCTGCAAGTGGAAGAATGATTGATAAAGATTTGCGCCTGGAAAACGATCTGAATAAAGGACTGCTGAAACTGCTGGATGACAAAAAGCTGAGACGCTCAGAATGCGACAGATTGATCAGACTTGAAGAGGAACAGCAACAGAGACTTTTGAGTTTGTACAATAGACTGTTTGCGATTAACTGTGTGAACGAAGAAGACCGAGACAGAATCCGCAATGATACCCAGCAGGGATTGGACGATGCCTGGAACGGAGGCTCGACAGAAGAACGCGAGGAGAAGCTGGAGCAGGTATTACAAAGTTTTGAAACAGGTGTGGCCGCACTTGAAACAAAGATGGCGGCCGAAAAGCCTGCTGAAACCGAAAAACAGGCTGCGCTTGAACGCGAGATCGAAACTGCTGAGAAGAAAGCCGAAACCAAAACATTTGTTCAGAAAACTTTACAGCCGCTGGCCGGTAAGATTGGCAAGAAGATTGCAACGCCGGCATATAAGAGAGGACTGAAAAAGATGAGCCGGGAGCAGCGAGCAGAAGACATTAAGACGCTGACCGAGCTGATTGAAAAAGCTGCGGAGCTGAAAGAGTTGCTGGAGACGGTTAAGTGATGGCAAAGGAAGTAAAAATCAACCTGCGGCTGAGTATGCGTGTACGCGAGGTGCTGAACGACGAGGCCGAGGTTGAAGATGCCCGTATTGGGACCGTGACAAACCGGCTGCTGCAGGAAGAGCTTGGCAGGATGATGGCGGTGGGTGCCGACCGCTGCGTAATGAAAGATACCAAAGAATACCGGGCTTTGATACCGCACCTGGAAGAAAGCTATGTACTGCCGACAGAAGCGGAAATCAACCGGTACATTGCGACGCGGCTGGATGACAAGAACTACCCGCAGGTTTCTTTGTATTTTACA